AGCAAACACACCCATCAAGATCTGCTCTCGCGCATCATTGCTTATCGGCGGTGATGTGATTCAGTCTTTTGATGATGGCACTGCGGAAGCAACAATTTGTGACGCAATGTACGAAGACATGGCTCGTTCAGCTTTGACTAACTCACGTTGGCGCTTTGCTACAGATCAAGCTGTGCTTAACAGATTAACTGATGCCCCCAGTGGGCGTTGGAGCGCGGCTTATCAACTTCCATCTGAGTGCATCATGCTTTCGGGGGTTACAGTAAATGATTATCCAATTAAGTACGACAGCTATGGCTCAAAGGTTTTCTGCGATTCTTCCGCGAATGAAGTTCTTATTGCTGATTATGTTTTCCGTGCCGATGAAAGCGATTGGCCTCCTTACTTTGTCACTGCTGTTGAGTACGTTATGGCTGGTGTCCTTGCTGTATCTGTTGCTAGGGATTCCCAGTTGGCTACTCTCATGGAGCAGAAGGCTAGTTACCAAATGACACAAGCTAGACGTTTGCAATCTCAGACGCAAACAAATCGCAAGCTGAACACATCGAGGTTTATTGCTGAAAGGCGAAGTTAATGCAGAAAGTTAGAGTGCCGATTAGCAGCTTTCAGTTTGGCGAAGTCAGCGATTCACTATCAAGTCGTATAGATACACCAATTCTCAACTCCTCTGCTGAAAGGGTTGAGAATTTTGTCGTAATGTCTGAGGGCTCTCTAAAGAAGAGGCACGGCCTTAGGCATATATATGACTACAGCATTGCTTATGACGCTAATATATCTGAAAGATCGCATCTTACTTCGTTTGTTTTCGATGATAATGAGCAGTATGTAGTATCAATAGAGCATCAAAAGGCAAGGTTCTTTCGCTTAGTCGATAACGATACGGTAACTCTTGTAGCAACTGTAACTACAGATACAAACTCTGCTGCCCTTCCATTTGATCAAGACTACTTAAACCAATACAGCTTTGCCCAGTATGGTGACGTATTGTTTGTATGTCATCCTCTCTTTGCCCCTCGGGTTGTTACCCGAACAAGTCTTACCACCTTTGAGGTTAGCACTTTTTCGTTCGATCAACGGGCAGATGGTCATGAAATTTACCAGCCTTACTATGACTTCCAGTCTCAAGGCGTAACCCTAGATCCATCTGCTACCACTGGTACTGGAATAACGCTTGTCACGAGCTCTGATTACTGGACTAGCGATCACGTTGGTACGACTATTCGGTATCATGAATCCGAGATAACAATTACGGCTGTCGCCTCTGCAACCTCTGCGACTGGAAACGTTGTTGATACTCTTAAAATTAGGCTTGCTGTTCTTAATCCGTTTAGGACTACTGAAGGTTCGTCAACCGTTGAGGTCACTCACCTTGGTCATGGCTTTTCGGGTGGAGAATCAATTACTATTGAAGATGCCGCCGCAACTGGTGGTATTAATGTAGGTAGCTTAAACGGCTCTAGAACAATTTCAGATATAATAGATGAGAACACATATACCTTTACGGCAGGAGGTTCAGCCAGTTCCTCTGAGGATGGTGGTGGTTACGTTAAGGTTGTAACGCACTCGCCAACAACAGACTGGAGCGAACAAGCATTCTCTGCTGTTCGTGGTTATCCTGCTGCTGTCTGTTTTCACGAAAACCGATTGGTGTTTGCTGGAACCTTAGCTCAACCAGACACAATCTGGATGAGTAAAATTGGCAAGTTCTTTAACTTTGATACTGGTGATGCAGAAGACACAGACTCTATTGATCTGACCGCTGCTACAGGTCAGGTTAATGAAATACGCTACATGATTTCTAACAGAGATTTGCAGGTCTTTGGTGCTTCTGGGGAGCTTTATGTTCCAACTTATCTGAACCAATCAATTACGCCGACCAACGCGCAAATTAGAAAGCAGACCCCATACGGTACTGAGTACATCCAACCAGCCTCTATAGACGGTGCTACAGTCTTTGTTCAGCACGATGGGCATACAGTCAGGGAATACCTCTACACTGACGGAGAGGACGCTTACACAGCCTCTGCGGTGTCTACGCTATCTTCCCACCTAATTAGTCATCCACGCTCTATGACGGTCGTACATTCAGCCTTTGGCCTCCCAGACTCTTATGCCTTCTTTATTCTTGCTAGCGGTGAAGGTGCTTTGTTTTCATCTAATCGCGCAGAGAAGAGGGCTTCTTGGAGCAGGGTTACGTCACTTGGAAACTTTGATGGCACTGTTGCTGTACACAACAGACTGTTTGCAAATGTATATGACGAAAATAATAATCTTCAACTCTGTGAGTTTGCCAATGATGTTGGCTTAGACTTCTATGTATATGGAGCGGTCTCGACAAATACAGTTGATGTAAGCTCTCTGTATAACAGCGGAGACGTTGTTGACGTAATTGGTGTAAAGAGCGGCAAGCAATCATACCTTGGTCAGCTAACTGTAAATGCTTCAGAAGAGATAGACCTTAGCGCCTATAGCGAGTCAGCTTTTACCCACGCTTATGTGGGAAAGAAGTTTACAGCAAAGATTGTTACCAACTCGATTGACGCTTCAATTAGCAACGGCCCAATGACGGGTGAAGTTAGAGGCATTGGTACTACAGTTCTTGATCTAAAAGAAACTAGATCACTAAAGGTAAACAACCGCTCCTTTGTTCAGGACAATTCGTTTACTGGAAAGAAAGAGATTAGGATTCTAGGCCACAGCCGAGATCCTAAAGTTACAATTGAACAGGATGACCCACTGTCAATTCAAGTTAATGGGCTTATTGCGGAGTTAATATTCTAATGCCATGGCAAGCGTTTTTGGCAGTAGCCAACTTAGGAATGGGCCTTGTAAAAGCAGGCCAAGAAATCAGGACTGCTGAAGAGCAGCGCAGAGCGGATGAACTGCAAGCGTTTAACAACGACACTGACGCTGTGCGGAGTGATGCAGAAGCCCTTCAACGACACAACAATAGGCTCGAAGAATACAGAGCTAATGTTTCAGCTAATATTGCTGCCTTCTCTGCTAGTGGTCGAGACGTTTATGATAGCCCGAGCATCAATGACTTCTTTCAAAGGCAAAAGAAAGTTGTTGCCAAAGACCTTAGGGTCTCTGATTTTATGGGTGCAGCTGAGTCGTCAAAGATTAGAGCTCAATCTGCTGTCATTAGACAGGAGGGCAGAGCAAGAAGAAATGCCGCTCACTTCAACGCTTTTACATCTGTAGTTAGCTCTATAAGCGACTACTCAAAAACTAAAGTATAGGGGTCTAGAATGGCTATTGTCAGAGAAAGCGCTAAATTTAAGATTGGCCCAATAGGTGTTTCTAGAGCGTCTCAAGCTGCAAGCATTGAGGGTGAAGCCATTCAGCGAAACCTTAGCTCTTTAGGTCAGTTGGCTTTTGAGAAGGCTTCTGCATATGCTTCTGAAAAAGGCGCGGAAGCAGCGCAGATGGCAACAGTAGTCGACCCGGAAACTGGCTTGCCTGTTCCATTGCAGCCACCAGAAGGCTTTGGAACTGTTGCGTCTGATGCGTACAACAAAGTAGCTCAAGCTAGATTCCAAAGCGCAATTGACAATGAGATGAAGGTTAAAGCCTTTGAGCTTTCAGAGCGCTACAAGAACAACCGAAATGGTGCAGCCCAGTACAGCCAAGCGTTTCAAACCTACATGAAATCTATGCAGGATGCTGCTGATGGGGCTGGTTATAAGTCATACATAAAAGACCTTGGCGACTCATACCATGATGGTACGTTTGCAAAAATGGTTGCAGATCAAGCTGCTAGGGAGCGTCAAGAATTAGCTGAGTCTGCTGCGTTACAGCAAAAAGAAGGACTTGATGCACTTGAACATGCAGCTAAGATGTTTGGTCCCGATTCAGAGCAAGTAAGGCTAATAGAATCCCAAGTAGAAACTGGTGTTTCTAATGCTGTAAACTCTAATCTTTTTAAAAGAACAGAGAAAATAAATCATCCTAAAAAAGCAAAGCTACGCAAGGCTATAGGAGCTTTGTCGTATGCAATTAAAAACGAAACAGACCCAGAAATCTTAGCTCAACTAAGAGATGCAATAGACTCTGGTATTCCTTC